CAGTTAAATGAAACACTAGAGAATATTCCATTCCAAGTAAATGTAATGGCGCACCACGAACATATGGACAAAGTTAAGGCTGCTTGTAATATGTTTGACGGACATAATATTCCGTATGTAGTTAGACGAATACGTTGGACAGAAGCTGATGACCGTGACTGGTTTGATGATATGCGCTACAAAGAAAAAGATCTTGAATGGATACTTAGCAAGCCTGCAAAAGCTATGGCAAATACTGTAATTGACGATGAACATTATATGCACGCCAATGATATTATCAAACATAAACTTAACCAATTTGAAGGTTGGAGTTGTTCAGCAGGTATTGAAAGTTTAATGATTAATTGGGACGGTGATGTGCATCGTGCTACGTGTAGAGTAGGCGGTAGTTTAGGTAATATATACAAAGGTACATTTGAGCCTCCCGAAGAATGGATTGACTGCACACGCAAATGGTGTACTTGTGCTGCTGATATTCCACTAACTAAAATAGATGTGAAACAAATTGATGATAGTAACTGATGCTATAAATCTTACAGGCCCCGAACGATTAATGGTTACGTGGGACACTGGGCGTAGGTGTAATTTTGATTGCAGTTATTGCGAAATAAGCCGTCACGACAACATTAGTTCTCCCCACAGCTATGAAGAATTATTACGCACATTTAAGTTTGTAAAAGAATATACTAGCATCTATTCTGACCTAGTTAATATAAACTTTACAGGCGGCGAACCTACTGTTAATCCTGCATTTTGGCAATTAGCTGAGTACATTAAAAATAACGAAACACGTTTTAGACTTAGTTTAACTACCAACGGTGCTTGGCATCCTAAAAATACAGATCGTATAACAGAGCTATTTGAAGGTGTTACAGTAAGTTATCACACAGAAGGGCATAGCAAACTAAAACAACAAACATTAGACAACATTAAATTGTTACACGCTAAAGGAATATGGTTACAAGTTAATGTAATGCTACACACTGATAATTGGGATGAAGGTGTAGCAGTATGCGAAGAACTTAAAGAACTAGGTATTACACATAATCCACGCCCGATTGGCGATGGCAATGCAGAACGCAAAGGGTGGTTTACTGACAGTGATGGCAGTCAACGTAGAACAACTCACGACTACACAGACGAACAACAAAATTGGTTTTTTGATTACACTAATATGCCAAAGCCTGCTGTAGGCACTCGAGCTGGAACTGAGCTCGGACGTAAATGCTGTGGCGGACGCTGTTTAAAAGGTAAAGTAAACAACGAGTGGCAAGAAGTTACAATGGTTGATACACACTTTAAAGATTGGTTTTGTAGCGTTAACAAGTACTTCTTACACATTGATCAACATACTGGCAGCGTATACCATCATCAAACGTGCCAAGCACTACACAACGGTCTAAGAGGCCCGTTAGGTAACCTTAGTAACACTGATGCTATAATTGAATATGCTAACAAAAATAAAAATGAAACAATAGTATGTCCAAACCTAAGATGTGGTTGTGGTATGTGTGTTCCCAAAGCAAAGTCATTTGAAGATTATAAAGAAATTATTAAGGTGCAATCTTATTAATACTAATTTCGCCACTACAGCCACAAATCTTTTGTTCACAAATTACATTACACAATCGTGGACTAAAGTCTTTAACAAAATCTTTATCATATAAATTATAATCGCGATTTAATCTATACAGTGTTTGTTGACAATTAGATTTAATATTGCCTTCTTGAAATATTTTTATTACATCTAAGCCTAGTTCACAAGTCCAACCTTCAAACTTATTTAGGTTGTGTACTGAAATATAATTATCTCCAGTAACTTTTTTAGTTGTGCCGTTTTCAAATGTAAGTTTAAGTTTTAACTCTGTGTCTATTTTATTACGCCAATACCAAAGTAAGTTAGGTACACGTTTAAGACTTTTTTCAAGATACGTTGTTTCTTCAGGATTATAAAATGTTGCGCCATTTATGTTTACCGTCTTTGCAATAATTGGCCAGCGTTTTTTACTTGTCTTTAGCTGCTCAATAATAGCTTTACATTTATCAAAATACCCATAATCCATTAGTACATTGCAGTTTACGTAAATGTTCTTTTTATAAATCAAATCTGAAACTTTTTTAAGATGTTCTACTTTTGCAAATTCGTGATGCACACTAATTTCAACAACATCAAAACAATCTGCATTTCTTTCCCACCACGATACTGATCTTGACCCGTTAGTACTAATATTAATTTGACAATTAAAATTCTGTTTGAAATAACGACAAAATTCAGGAAGCTCTTTCCATAGTGTTGGTTCGCCGCCAATTAGATATAATTGGAAATAATCTTTACCCTGCTTTACATAATGATTAAGTAAATGTGAAAGATTTGTTTTAACTTGATCAATGTCCGGCCAAGGATGTGAACCTTCATTACTGCCCGGGAAGCAATATGAACATTTATGGTTACATAAATTACCAAGCATATATTCAATACGCAACTGATTTGGCTTTAAGTTATTTTCAACTCTAGTTAGTTTCATCGTGATACTTTACCATTATTCGTTCATACTCGTGTTGTGTTTTAGCCTTGGGCGCACATATCCCGCACCAACAACTTCTTTTCTTACATATAATAGGTGAAGTATTTTTTATACTTTCTAGTATAGCAGGAGTATCTGATAAATGTCCAATAGGACCAACACTGCCATTAAAGTTCATTTTACAATCTTTGTTAGTATAAACTTCGCCAGTGTTTTGTTTGATATAAAGAAAAAACTCATTTACTGAACAGTGCCAACCTTTAAAGTTATTTCCAGGCACCCATTCAGTTGTTGCTGATCCACAACATAATTCTTGTCCACCGCAACACGCTCTACCAGACTCTGATAAATTAATTTGTCCTGTAACTGCCGCCAATGCTATTGTAGCTAATCCTACAGGTTTTTCTCCTGTAAGGTATTCGCTTTGTTCTGCTGAATAATTAAATCGTCTGTCAAAAATAGAATGGTCAATTTGACGCAAGTGATATCTTACACCTTGCTGTTTACACCATTCTTCCATATCACGGCAGGCTTCCCAGTGTTTAGGATGCATCATAATGTTTACTTGAAACTGCTTGTCGTGCTTCATTAAGTACAGCACATTGTTTCTTAGCATACGCTGTTGTTTTGGTGTGCTTTCTGCGTGAAAACTAATTGTAAAATAATCTAATAAATCAACTAGTCTTCCCCAAAGATGAGGTCCTACAATAGCGTTAGTAATTGTACTTACATTACAAGAAAAATCATACAGTTCTCTTTTGCTTCTTAAATATTTTAAAATGTCTGGTATCTTAGGATGAAACAAACTTTCACCGCCGAACACATTAATGTTTACGTGTCTATGTTCTTTTGGCTTTAGTTGCATATAATGACTTACATACTCAAATATAAAGTCAGCAGTATTAAGACTTTCTCGTAAACTTGGGTGAGGTAAACTATTGTCGTGACCATCTCCACAGTAACTACAATCAAGATTGCACTTTAGAGTGGTTTCCCACTCAACGTGAAAAAACTTATCTCTTACAGGTTCAATTGTAGTAAACTTATCCATTACAATAAATGTGCCAATTCAGGAAATACTTTTGCTGCGTTTAGATTACGTATTGCATCAAGTTTGTTTGTATATTCTTTAAAGCCCGGCAACAAGTGACTATTATCCTGTGCGTTCATATGATTAAGAACCGCTTCCCAACGTTTCCATCCATAAGGATTATTTTTCCAAAAGTCGTCGTCTTGTCTGTAGTTGTTCCATAACCAATCTTTAAAGTCCATAAAGCGTTCTTTAACTTCTTGCTTGTCGTGTTCTGGTAGTATTTGTATACTAAGGAAAGTCGGAATGTACAGTAAGTGCATATTAACTAAGCCACCGCCCATTTGTACTCCGCCAGGGACTGTGCCGTTATTTAATTTCTTAAATCCGCTTTCAAGTTTCCACTTCATAAAGTCTGGCAAATGTTTTACGTTGAATATTTGTATTGCTGTTGCTAAACTTGTTTGTATGTTGTCAGGAGTGTTGTCAAGCATATGTAGTGTTTTTTCTACAGTATCAAAGTTTGTAGGAAAACGTATGTATTCATCACGTCCGTGACTAGCATCCATACTAATAGCAAACTTTACTTTTTTAAACCTTGACCATAACTGAATTAAATCTTCGTCTACTAACAGTCCATTTGAATTGTAACGTAACAATATTTTGTCTTGATAACCTTGCCTAATGATTTCTTCAATAAACATTTTGTGTTCTTTAATCATTAGAGGCTCACCGCCTGCAAAGTACACTTGTTTTAGATTAGGTATCTGTGCATACATTTCTTCCCAGAACGTATCTTTTTCGTGCCACTTATTATTGAATGTACTTTTATCAAATTGCATTTGCCTTTTAACTTCAGGATCCTGCAATAAAGGAATAAGTTTTTTATGATCTGCTACCCATTTGCTACTATCGTGCGGACTACACATTACACACTTAATATTACAAGTGTGACCTAATCTTAAATCTAAGTAAACTAACTCTTCCGGTACTGTTCCGTCTGCTTTAGTTTGTTCAATTAAATAAGGAATATCTACCCCATTCTCATCTCTGTGCCAAGTACCTGTTTCCCAAATACGTTTACTTACAACTCCTTGGCTTTCTTCTTTAAAACATTTACGACAACTTGCAGGCACTTGTCCTGCTAACATAGTGCGCCTTGCACTTTTCATATACTCGTTGTTCCAGGCTTCCATTGGAGTATGCTTACCAAAGTTTGCTGGTAATCCATCCTCCATTTTAACTAATCCTACTTCGTGATCATCACCTGCACCACTTGCGTTTGCACTACAACATAATCTCATATCACCATTAGGTCGTGTAGCAAAGTGTATCCAAGGTAAGACGCAAAAAGTAGGTGTACCCGATATCTTTTCTATTTCTGCTTTATAATTTTCTAAGTCAGACATTATTCTTTTCCTTTGCCCAGTTGCGCTCTTGACACCAAAAACATTCTCCACACTCTGGAACTATTTGATTTGGAGTATACGTTGTGTAATCAATGTCAGCAAAATCGCCTTCACAGCTACGAGTAATATTTAATAAGTCGAGAATATTATGAGATACATACTGAGCAATAATTTCATCTTTTTCAGTATACAAAAACGGATGACACACTGCAACTCCTTTGTGATCCTTTACTAATTCGTTAGGATCTTCAACTATAATATCTCTATCTGGCATACCTTTTGTGATTGTAGGATCGCTTGGGTTTTTAGTTTTGCCGGCATACCAAGCATTAAGATTATGTGTTACTGCAATCCATTCAGCGTGAGCTCTTACAATAATTTGATCTCCGCTGCGTATTTGGCCATATTCATCTTCAATGTAAGCACCCTTGTCGCCGTACTCAAGATCAGGCGGAATAAAGTTTTCGTGTCTTACAAACTCTATATTCGGAAAGCGTTGCTGTAACCATTCAAAAACACGTATACTATCATAACGCTGCCACGGTCGTGTCTTCCACATTCTTACGTGACTAAGAATATGCACTTTAGTATCTTTAATTTGTGAACATACTAGGTATGCTAATAACGCACTATCGGCCCCACCACTTAAACTAATGCCAATGTTTTTCCAATCTGCATTAAAGTGTATCATAATTCTACCTTTTGAATAAATTGATCTTTTGGTTTGCTAAGTTTGTTAACTCCGCAAGTTCTTGCACAAGTAATTAATTTTTTCTCATTCCAATATTTGTCCCATACTAATTGCCAACTTGTAGAATTAATAATTTCTTTAATGGAATAATTTAATGCATTTGTATTACCAAGATCGTAAATAAGATCGTTATATTGTAAATCAATTTGTCGTTTAATATCCTTTGCAATGTCATTAGGTGTTGAATAGTTGTAAGGGGTGCTTGCAAGAAAACAGCACGGCATAACTTTTTTATATGCGTCTATGTAAATTTCTTTTGTTTGTACAACGTAACAATCAATTTCACTTGCATCTAAAATATCTTGGTAGTTGTCAATTACATCTTGTGTAATAAGATTAATTTTGCTTCCAGTAGGAGGTTCTAAATAACGTACTGTGTTGCCGTCTGCATCATACACTGGAAATTTTTCAGTAGCAACAAATCGTGCGCTGTCTTTATATGTAAATCTAGCAAAGCCGTGTTCTTTTGCTAGTGCTTCACACGCAAGTTGTTGATGTTCGTTATGTTTAAATTTAATAAATGCCCATTCTGCTGTGCCGCCTGCTTGAATAAATGCTTTTGCATTTTCTAATACTTTGTTAAAGTCTGTACCAACACGATATAAACTGTGCGTGTCTGCTAATCCGTCAATTGCAAAAATAACATTATGCGCCGGTGGCAATGCCTTTGCAAGTTTTTTCCACCAATCTTTACTTCGTGCGCCTCCATTAGTGTGTATTCTAATATACAAATTAGGATTAACGCCTGTACTATATTCGCACATTTCTATTAGATCATTATTAATAATAGGATCGCCAAAGTTACCACAAAAATAAAATCCTTGTAGTTGATACAACACTTCTTCACTTAATATATTTTTAAAGTCGTTAGTAGTCCAGTCTTGGTTTTTAATTAACGGATTTTCAAGACCTCCGTGAATATTTCTGCTGCACATTGGGCAACTTGCTTGACATCTATTTGTAATTTCTAGATGTATATTTTTTAATTCACTAAACCTAAACATTCTTTTTACCTATTAACATATAACGATCATACTTGAGTGTTTCTAATGTTTTACGCAAATAAGGATTAATGTTGCTCATACGCACAAAATCCTCTAAATCCGTACTGCATCTAATATGCTCGTCTAAGTTAAAATAGTTATTGCTCTGCAACACAATTGTAGCATTATTTGGTTGATTGTTCAACCATTTGTCATACTGTTCCTGTGTAATATGCTCACAACTGGTATTAATAACAACGTCAGCAGACTCATCTATAACTGTTGTCATATCTGCTGTTATTGCTGTAAACTTGCTTTGATCTACGTAGCGTCTATTTACAGTGTTTGCTATATCTTCGCACACAGGGTCTATATCAACGCTTGTAATGCGTTGTATAGCAATGTTAGAGTTAAAGAGTATACTTGCCAGCACACCGTTCCAACCACCGTATATGACGATATTTAACGGTCTAACAGGTACAAATCCTATTAGGTTCTCAGCTAACCATACTTTACTGTTTACTTGGCCTTTCCAAAAACTTTCAAGTGTGCGATACCTATCATCACTGTCTCGAATAGCATCCATCCAAAATAATACGTCTTGTATATTAACTTTCATACTTTACCTTTGGAAGTTTACTATCTGCACTGCTTACACAACTAGGAGTAATGCACTTAGATGGTGCTTTAAACAGCTCAAACCCGCCGTCTAACGTGCCTAATGGTTCATCTTGGCAGCTATAACTGCGTTTTACTTCGTTTTCACGTATAACGCATCCTTGGTACCCTGCATTACAGGTCCAGCCTTTAAACTTGTTAAATCCAAACGCATTGAAGCGTTCTGCTTGATCTACGTAGTATTTTTTACCTTTATCATCTATAAGCTCTACACCTAATGTAGAAATTATTCCTTTAAAGGCTTCTGGGATTCTTTGAGGGAACCCTGTTTGCATTTTTTCGATTTGATCTTGCTGGTATCCGTGTACCACGAAACTGGCGGTAGGATCAGATTGGGGTTTGAGAGTAACATTAATGCCTCTGGCGGCAAATCGTTGTAAGCGTTCGTAAAGCTCTTGAAACATTTCAGGAACCATAACTTGATTGATCGTAACATATACGCCACCTTTCATAAGCTGAAGACATTTATCTCCAAACTCTTGTTCATTAGCAAACTCTGCGTGATAGCTTGCTGTTATACTTCTACGTTGCAAAGCATTTGTTGACTCTATCCATTTGTTCCACCATTTACTTCCAGGTGACAAGTTAGTTGTCATATGTATACTTTGATATTCGGGTGTTGCATCACTGCAATAATGATCTATAATCTCCCCAAAGTATTTATATGCTGTAGGTTCTCCCCCACTAAAACTAAAGTGAAAGTCTGTAAAGCCGTTTGCACGAGCCTGCGCTTTGATACTGTCTAATGTTTTAAGGTATACTTCTAATTTTTGATGATCAGGTGTACTTGACCTTGCATATGGCCAACAATAGCTACAATTGTAATTACAAAACCTAGCTAGTATCCAAGAGACTGTGAAGAGGTTGGTATTGAGCAGAGTCTTTTGCCCAAACTCTGTAATATTATTCCACGGTATTTTTTGAAAATTGTTCATATAACCAATCAAAGTCGTTTATTAATTGTAAATTAGGCTTGCTAGAAAGCCCAAACTCCCTGCCAGCGATAGCACCTTTAATACAGTATTCGCCGAACTGTTTGTCTTTTCCCACTGTTGTCCAAATTCTAAGTCTTTCATTTGTTTCCTCCTCGTTTTGTCTCTCTATAGTCTTACTTGCTAACTTAGCACATTCTCTAAATGCACTGCGCCAAGTTGAATATTCATCTGTATTAAATGCTGTAATATTTGATACCTCTGGTATTGCATTAAACTTGTCACTAATGCTAGTAGTCATATCTGTTTTTGTAATATCCATCTTTAGTGTTAAATTTCTAGGAAATAATTTAATTCCTCCATATCCGTATTCAAGACTGTTTATAGGATTTCTACTTCTCCAAACGTGTACAGCATCCAGTGAGTATTTGTCAACTTCGTAACTAAAATCAAAGTCATCAACTATTTGAGCATCTGCATCAACAACCCAAATCATCTTAGTAAAGCATTTCTTTGCTGCCTTAATATGTGCTTGATGAATTCCTTTTACTCCGTCCACTCTTTTAGCCGTTGGAAACCTACTTTTTAACATATTCCAGTTATCTTCAGCATATGCTTCATTATAACTGATAAAAACGATATCATACATCTTGTAATTATAACACCTTATACTATTATTGTCAAGCTGGAGTTTGTAGATACGACCAAATTAGTGCAGCATTTCTTTTATTATCTTTTAGACCACAGTGTTGAAGATCTCTAGCAGTATTATGAAATAGCAATCTATGATCTGTGCTTGCGTGGTGTGCTGACTCGTCAAAAAACGAGCCATAAAATGTTCTAGTATCTTGCCACATATACTTAACTTGGTCTGTTTGTTGCATTGCTTTGATTACACTATGATTAGGGTGTTGCATATAACTTGTATATGCTGGATTAGTGTCGTCCCAAGGACCTACATAACTTACATCCTTTTCTCTGTATATACAAAATCTATGAAAATTTGTAAATAGGTTTACTACTGCCCAAGGCTTTGGATATTGTGAGTTAAGTATAAAATTATTCCACAAAGTAACATCAAGGCCTGCACCCGGTGCTCCCATATTAATTACAGGTCGACCTGATTTTAAATGTAATTGATGTGTAATAGTTTCTGTATCATCAACACCTATACCTGCTACCATTGAACAACCAAAAACTACAATACTGTTTTTCCAATCAACTGTATCAAATTCGGGTGCCCTGTATCCTTGTGAGTTACAAGTGTATGTTATTTGCTTATTAAAATAATGCCAATTAGGTCCTAGTGCTGTCTTGTTTTTCTTATACAGCTGGTAGGTATCTCCCATTGCAAAATGATTAGTAATTACTGAGCTGTCTCTATGATCTGGTAAGGTTATCCACCCTAACTGTTGAAACTTTTTTCTATCAAAATACCAAGGTAAATTTTTAGCCGATGACCACTTAAATGTTCCCATTTTTATAAACGCCTTCTATTTTTTTATAAATTTCCTCTGCAAACAAATCGTGACCTTTAGCACTAGGATGGGCACAAACTGTTATCCAGTCATTAGGTGAGCCTTTTCCACTGTATTCCCAAAAATGAACTTGTTCTTTTTCTTGCTTAGTACACAACTGAGCAAACGTTAACTGATCCTGCGGCTTAAACATATCTTCCCACGGCCATTGTTCAACAATCTTAGTCATAGTATCTGAATACCCTGCATAATATTGTTTTTTACGAAGCAATGCTTCTTTCATTGAATTTTCGCCTGATCTAAAATGCCGTTGCAACACATTGTCACCATTTCTTATGCAGATATCATTCAATCTCTGAATCATATTCTTTTTTGTATACCCTTCATCAAACGCTGGAGTAATAATTAATTTTGCTTTATGTGCCGTACACCAATTTTTTAGTTCAAGTGCAGTTGCAATAGTTTCAAGAACTGCTTGCTTCTCAGTGTATACACCATCAGCATAGGCATCCCATAATTGCTTTCGCGGACCTTGCAAATGGTCTTGATTTTTATGTGGCCATACTGTGTGAAACATATTATGCTCATCAAATACGTCATTTACAAAATCATATCTTTCCATCCCACTAGGTGACCACACAACTATAATTTCTTTCGCACGTTTTAATTGTAGCTCAGGCCAATAATATAAATTTCTTATCGATGCTCGATTGCCCCTTCCTCGAATACCAAAATTAATAGGTGTCCAAGAATTACCATAGTACTTGTTACATAAAACATTTACAAATGCATTCTTCTGTTCCATTTTTTCCCACTGAATTTCACCTTGTAAATTTGTGTATAACAACGGATTGGTTTTTAATAGTCTATCGCGTTCTTTTTTTGATAAATTAGCAGTCATTGGAATACCAACGTGGTCCATACTCCATTCAGAAGTTTCATATAGGTCTTGATCAATTGCTCCTTGGCCTTCAACAAAAGAACATCCAAAACTTATAATAGCTCGTTTAGTACGTTTTAAATCGTTATTAATTTTTTTAATTTGATGATGAAACATTTATCTTCCTGTATAGTTTTTTAACGTATCAAATGCAATTGGCACTTCAGTTGAATTACGTTCTAGTATTTCAAAGTTATGTTCTAAAATATCTCGCTGTCTACTAAACCAATCTAATTTTTCTGTATGTGACATACTTTTAATTTTTTTAATTTCTTTAAGAATAGCATCTAGTCTATCCCACGTTTCTAATTTATCGTATGATTCGTCAATAAATCCATCAAATGTTTTGTATCCAATATCTTTTAGATAAGATAAACTATTTTTATTTCCGTATATAATAAAAGGGTGTTGTGTAGCAATTGGTTTAAAAGACTTCTCACTAATAAAACAAGTACGTTCTGCAAAAGATGCTTCACTAACAACACTTACCCAAGAGTCTCTTACTTCTTGGTAATATAAATCTTGTTCAAAGTTTCCGCCTAACGGTCCTGTGAATGCTGTTTGTAATTGTTGGTCTAACTCTTTTCTAGGATACATTGGCAACAGATGTTTATATTCATCATATTGAGATTGTTCTATTCGTTTACCTTCGTAGTATGAATCTCTAACTGTAAAATCATTCATACTATTAAGTCCGTCTTTTAGTAAATCATTATTGTATAAATGATGGAACATCCATATACGATGCGGGCGATTTCTTTTTTGAAAACAATTGTATGTTTTTATTAATTTTTTATTTTTAGTTTTATATTCTAAATGATCACTAACTGTTGGAATTACTTTTCTTTGTTTCTTAGCGGCATCCCACATATATTCGTCAAATTGTATGTGTGGAATAACACACATTTTACTATTTGGCAAGTTTGTTTTGCACCATTCTTTATACTGTGTATCAACTGCAAGGTTGCCTGTTACATAGATAACTGCTGAGGGCGGAACATTATATTTTTGACAAGCATCGTGGAACCAGTCAAATAACCAATCGTTGTGATATCCTTCGTGACTTTGATCCATAAGTAAAAATGCTTTGCCTTTACGCATTGCTGAAAGTATTTTTGGATCTAGGTAATAAAAAATTGTATTTCTTGGTTTCATATGCGAATCATAATCTTTGTCTAGATCAAGTGACCCACACCAATCAACAGGAGCGTGACCAACTCCGGTTGCTATAATATATTTGTCATAGCGTTTTCTTTTACTTAAAGAGTCAACAACTATAGTATCTCTATCAAAGTCTTTAAAGATCCATTTTAATTTCTTAAAACGTAAAATAGTTTCAACTAACGGACTTTTTGTAAATCTTCTAAACTGTGATGGATTAATATCGTCACAGTTAGTAATGTTTCTTCTTTGCGTCTCTTCTTGAAATAAAAAGTTCATTTTCGATCCCATTCTTCTACATTTTTCCCTGACACTTTACTTCGTCTTTCAATCAAATCTAAAATATCTTTATTATTTTTTTGTTCTTCAGTTGGTACAAACAATGCACGGTTTCTTTTATCTGCATCTTTAGGAGCAGGAGTAAGGCAATATACAGCAATACTATTTCGTGTTTTGTTATCTGGACAATTTACGTGTGTTGATAACCCGTGTAAACTATCTTGTGTTGTGTCAAAAATGATAGCACGATTAAACTGTGGAGAAATAGATGTGTTTAGTGTATGGTCTTTGTTCCATATACCAAAATCTCCTCCCCACGATTCGTTCCAGTCTGGCGTTAGGTATATCAACAAATTAAATTTACGTTGCAATCCTAATTTAGGATGAATACTATAATCTAGATGAGGATTAAGTTTACCGCCGTTTGGGTGTATATGTTGTCCGCCGCCGTGTAATCCAGGGTCTGCAATTAATTCATCGCATCCTGTAAGCATACACATTTGGTCAACAAACTCTGGACTATTTAAATAGTGTAAAAGTTTATAAGTGTTGGGCAAAAATCTATCCCAGATATTACAAGTCTTTTTAAGTTCAATCTGATTAGTATAATTTCCATTATAATTTTTACTATCAAAGTCAGGAAATTCTTGTGCCACACTACGGGCACAATCATCTTCTAAAAAGTTTTCAATCACGCTGTAATTATAAGGCTCGGTAGTTTTAAAATTTTCAACGGACTGTAATAGTTGTTGAAAATTAACCATTAACCAACCACCTATTGTTTTTCAATGTCCAGTCGATTACTTTTTCTAATTTATCATAAGCACTGCTGGGCTGCCATCCCATATCAGCCATCTTAGAACCATCTAGTGCATAACGCAAATCGTGTCCTGGACGACTACTATGAAAGTCTACCATTTCATAATTTAATGGTTTGCCTTGTGTGTCTGCAATAAACTGTGCAAGTTCTAAGTTGTTAATTTCTGTACTACCTACAATATTAAATTTTTGACACTTTGCACCAGTTTCGTCTGGTCCTAACTTACTTAGATCGTAATTGTATAAGAACATTAAAGCATCTGCAACATCTTCAGCGTGGATATAATGACGTGATCCTGCAATAGTTTTTTCAGCATTTGAATGTACTGTTACAAGTTCGTTGTCTCTTGCTTTCTTAATACACATTGGAATATATTTTTCTGCGTTTTGGCGTTCACCAAATACATTCATAGTATGTGTAATAATACTAGGAAGTCCGTAAGTATTTTCATATGCTACAACTAGCTCTTCGGCTCCCGCTTTTGAAGCACTGTATGGATTTGTACTGTTATATCTGTCATTTTCTTTATATTTTATATTGCCCGGTGCTGGCCCAAATATTTCATCTGTTGAAAAATAAGCAAACATATCTAGAGTATCAAGATTACGAGCATAATCAAGTAAATTTGCAGTACCTACAACATTGTCTAGTACAAACTCCATAGGATATGTAATACTTCTATCTACGTGTGAACCGGCTGCAAGGTGTGCAATCATATCAACCTTACCAATCATTGCTCTGATTTGTGGGTTAAGTTCTGCTTTAAGGTCGTGATGTATTACACGTACTCGTTGTCTTTCTTTTTCCGGATGTTTTAACATTACTTCGTGTAATCTATTTAAATTGCCACTATAATCTAATCTATCTAAGGTAACAATCCTCCAGTCAGTTTCTGTTAAAATTTTGTCAACTAAATGATGTGCAACAAAGCCTGCACCGCCTGTTACTAATACTGTTTTGCTCATAGTTCTTCCTGTGTTAATTTCCAAAAGTTTTCTAATTCTGGAAATGATTCTATAATATTTGTGTTTCTTCTACGATCGTGTTCTGTAAACCAATTATAAAAGTTTTTACGTGCTTGCTTTAATGCAACACTATCGTAATGCGTTGTTCGCATATACTCTACAACACGTTTAAATTTTTCGTATTCTAAAGTTGTAAATTTAGTGCGATCGGCATTGTCCATATTGTTTTCGATGAACTGTAAATGCCTTTCCATATACGGTATAAATTCTTCTTTAGGTAAAATATTCATATCATATATAGTAGGTTCTTTTAAATGCGGAGTATCAAATCTTACACGCTGCCATTGTGTTGAATTTTGATCTCCGTTATACTTTTTTCGCCACTCTAGTATTTTAGCAAGTAAAGTATCAAAACTTGTAACACTAAACAAGTTAAACGTAATCATAAACGTTACGGGCCAGCCTGTATTAGAAAGATAATAGTCTAAGTTTTTTTCCCAAAGGTTAATATCTAAACCTGTTCGTGTGTATTCAGCTCTTCCTGTCCAAGTATCAATACTAGTGTATAATTTAAAACTTTTAATTTTACCATCTGCTTTTAATTTCTTAACTGCACTAACAAGTTTTTCTACTAGTTTAGGCTTAACGCCCATATTACTATTAATTTCAATCTGTAGATGTGGTTTAGGATCTTTATCTAATCGTTCAAATAATTCCCAAGTACTTTTGTGCATAAGAGGCTCGCCGCCAGTAATACGTAAAATGTTTAATGTTTTACTAACTTCAGGCCACCATTCCCACCAGGCTTTTACATAAGGATTATCATCTTCCTTTTGATAAATTTCAAACCAATCTATGTCTTGTCTATGGTCGGTTGAGGTTTTGTACGGGCCGTGTTGTTTGATTTCGTTGTAGTATCTACTCGAGGCTTTTGGATGACAGTAACCGCACTTAAAGTTACATTCGTTCGAGAAGCTAATTTCGATATATTCAGGGTTGATGTCATAATTGAATCCGTTTTCTTTAATTTCTGTGAGTCGTTCTGGAGTATAGATACTCGCAGTTTTAATGTGTCTATCACTAACGAAATCTTTACCCATTGCTTCAATCTTCCAGCAATAGTTGCATCCGCTAGGCTTTTCGCCTTTAATCATTTGCCTACGTTGTTCTTTTTTTTCTTTTGTATTATGTAATGCACTAGGGTTGTTTTTAATTTCTTCCAGCGGAATTTTATGAGGTGCTGGATGATAACAACTGTGCGTTTCGCCTGTTGCAAGATAGATAGTTGTATGATGCCATTTAGCCATACAGAATGTGGGACTGATTGTTGCGTCAGTAATTGGAATAATGTTCTTAATTTTTTCTAGTTCATTATTCATTTTTTCTTCCTAATTACTCTTGGAGTATTGTGATATAAAGATTTAAAGAAATGACTGCCATTTGCATCTAATTCAGCAATTTCTAATCCAAGGTTTGATCTTAACTTGTTGCCGTAATCTTCAATTGCTTCTAATAGATCGCTTTCGTCTTGTACTTTGTCTTTCCAATATGAATTAAGCCATTTAAAATCACGCACTTCTGCATAGTCCCAGTCTGTACACATAGTTTTGTACAGGCCTTCACGAGCACCATACATACTCCATAGTCCATTTTCTACATCGGCACCAACTGAGCACCAAATACGCAAACGATCAAAGTTTTGAAACCACGTTTTTCTAATATCACTAACTTTGGCGCCTTGATCTAAACTCATTTTAACACCTTCTCTAAAACCTGCTCTCCAAGCCTGCCAAGGTGTTGCGTTAGTATAGGAAACACTGTAGTTTTCATTAAACTGATGATACTTGTCATCAAAACAAAATTCTACTTTGCCTCTTTCATCGCCATCTTCCGAATGTTCGTGTGTTTTCATATTGTGTACAAACTTACGTGTCCACATTTTTAGTCCACCGTTGCCGTACATTAGTTCGTTAACGTGTACTTTGCCGCACCAACTAAAAACGTGCTCTGGTGATAGTTCTAATTGTTCGTAATCAACTTCTACATTTAAAAACTCTTGGTCCACAATGTTATCTGCATCAACAGTAATAAAATATTCTGTTTCACTTAGGTCAGCACAGGCTTTATGTGCTGCATCTGAACCTTCTACTCCGTGTACACGTTTTGCCCACGGTACTTTTGCACACAAATCTGCGTAATTTTTTTCTGCGTTAGGCTCGTCATATGACAAAAAGATAATATCTTGATCTACTATTCTAATTTTACTCATTAACAATCCTCGTTAGTTGATAAGTGTCAAATCTTCTCGACGTGTAAACACTTATAGGCACACTCGTTGTTTCAAACGGCATATCAAATGGTACTATACAGTAATTATCAGAGACCGTCTGGCCTATATGCACATTAAGAGTTTTGTACAATATGTTAGGGTCACCTTTCTTAGTAATACTAAACAAAAATCTAGCATTTAAATTAATGCCTTTATTTTTAATGTTAGATTTTAAAGAATCACCTAGTTTTATTTTCCAACAAGAATTAGGTATATCTTGTATTACTTGAACATCAGCGTCATCAATACTATCTTGTGGTAACTCGTAAATAAAATCTTTAACTGTTGTTGAATCTAAAGTAAATTCGTGCTTTGACTGAAACTCAAGTTCTTTTGTTTTTGGATTATACTGTACGTGATAATTAGTTGCTCGTTCATCGCCTGTAATAATTGTAAGTACATCAACTAACGGTACTTGAATATAGCTATCAGTTTCAGATGCTTCGTTACCAACACTGATAATTGCTCCTGAGTCTTTGTTAAAGATTACGTATGCTAATTTTGACATTGTTCATACTTCCTAATTATAGCATCTGTTACAAAATCATTTTCTGTATAATGAAAAACAGTATCTTGTAAATGGTTACCAACTTTTAGCGTTACATCATCTGCAATATAACTACCAACTCTGTCTTGCCACGAACTAGTTTCATTTAGCCAGTTTTGTATTGCAGGCTTCATATGCACAATCATTGGCAGATCTAATGTAGCATTTGTGAACTGTGTATCAATGTTCATAATTTTGGCTGCAATAGCTGCTGTAATATCCATACTAGGTTGTTTAGGATAAAATTCTTGACAAAAGTTGCCGTAAAATAATTCCCAGTTGTTACAGATAAGCTCTACCCACGTATAATACTCTTTACATAAGTCGCATTTTTTAAAGTAATGCAAAGTATTATATACACTAGGTAAGTTATTTTTTACAAATGCTTTTCTATAAAAGCTATTAGTAATTAATTCTTTTCTATATGTAAACACTCTTGAAGGATAATATAAATCATAGTTTTTCATTAAACTCCAAAATGCTTCTAGGTCTTGTTGCACTAATACATCACTGTCTAAAACAATAGTTTCGTCATATGGAGTTGCGTGATAGTTTTTCCACCTGTGTTCTGTTTGAAATCTACTAGTTGTTTCCTTATACCAAGGAATATCAACTACTTTATCAAATACTTTTTTGTATTTTGCTGATAATTTGTCGTTTGTGACAATACTAACAGGATATTTGTTTCCTGAAGCACGAATACTTAACGCACAAAGATATGCTTGTGTTACAAACTCTTTGCCCGAAGCATAAATTAAAAAACCTTTACTGCTCATCAATACACCTATTCAAACTAAACTTATTCATTACGTGTACATTTGCATTTTTAATACGCAATGGAGTATATTCGCCTTTGTATAATTCTTTTTCTAACAATAGTAACAGCTCGTCTTTACCTAATTCCCATAAAATGCTTTTATCAGTAGTATAATACAATACTCCTGGCATTGGCTTTGCAAAATCACCAGTTTGATAACCATTCATAATATGAATAGCAATTGCAAAACTATAATCATTTCGATAGTAAGGAGTATTAATCTGAAATATGTTATTATAGTGCTGCCAGTTTTCTTGTATATGTTGTAGTAAATTAAAAAATAATTTATTAGCAGGAGATTTTCTAAAAAATACACACGTTGCCCAATAAAAATCTACACTAGTGTCTGAAATTCTATCAAATACACCTGCTCTATTAATGTCTGCAAGATCGTATGAAGTTCTGTATATCAAAAAATTGTGTGATTGATTGAAACATTGCTTAAAAACATCATTACATATTACAACATCAGTATCTAGGATTAAAGTTTCGTCATATGGTGATACATCATATGCTAATGTTCTTGTTTCATTTTTAAATTGAAGTTTTTTCTCAATAACAGTTCCATCATAAAATGTTCTAATTTTATGATCTTCGTGATTTGATAAAGTTGTATTTTCTGTTAGGTCAGATTCTTTCCAAACAATACTAATAATTTTGTCAAATACATCTTCTGCATCAGGGTATGTTGACAATAAGTATTCTGTGCTATCAGTAACTATACTTGTAGGCACATCTAAATACTCTCTTGCTCTTTTTGCAAGAAAGTATGCTTGTTTACAATAATCTATTTGGGCATTATTTCTAGCAAAAACTAGTATACCTTTATTTGTATTCAACTAGTTTCTCCACACTCCTGTTCTTACGTAACTTTTCATACTCAGCGTGATATTCATTTGCAGCAGTAAAATAAGTGTTTAATATTTCAGATTGGAAGTCTGCTAGGTCTTTGACCATAATAGGAGTTTCATTATCGTCAACTAATACAATGTCTTCATCATTACCTTGCTCAACAAGCATACTAACAAAAGTCATTAATTGTTTATTGACTGTAAATTGACCACCTAGATGATAAAATACTGTTTGTTCTCTAAATTTTTCTTTAAGTACACGCTTTTGACTGTTAAGCGTAACCATATAGTTTGAAAAGTCTAATGCTTTTTCTAATCTTTCGTCCATAAGAAACCTCTATTCATTTATAATAGTATATATGAATATCGGTGTTATGTCAAGTGTTATTTAGAAATAATTTACTTAGAAGTTGTCTGTTATCGATACAGCAGGAGTCGGTGCAGGATAAGCAATATTAGATCCTGTTGCACGTCTCATAGCAAAAGTTCCTGTAATATCTAGAGTAACGTCTTCATCTGTTAATGGTCCAAATGGTGGTGGTGGACTTGGGTCTGGTCTGTCACCTGCATCATCGTCTACAAGTGTTACTTTAAATTCAAACGTAGAAACATTAGTTATTCTTGCTTCAACTTTCCAGTAGTTTTCTGCGTATACTGCGGCAGTACCTACTTTCTTAAATATTTCTTGATATGATGATGACATCGCGTCGTTACCAAGTGAACTTAATGTAACGCCATTGTTTGATCCGCTAATAGTTGTATAATTATAACCCATTCGTATCTGTCCTGGGTTTGATAGGATTGATGACCAATCACTATCTTTTGATCCTGTACCATTTGCTCCCGCTACGCTTATTCTAAGTTCGCCGCCGGAGTTAAAAAAGTATCTTCGGTTATTTGCATTGCCAAAACTTACTCGAAATGTAGCAGAAATTGTTCCGTTCCACGATGTTGTTCTTGTAATGCCAGCGCTATCAGCTACAGTTTGTTCGCCACTGTCAATATCAAAACGGTTAGTTTCAAGTTCAGTCATTTTTGACAAATAATCATTAAATCCGCCATTAGCTATTGATCCGCTAATAGTATAATTGTTTGAGTTGTCAAATGTAACACCAGTTCCGCTTGCGTCTGCACCAATAATATTACCTACTGCTATATTAGCTAATGGAATATTGTCGCCTGTTTGGTGTGTCCAACATTTGCCCATATCAGAGCGTAGATTATCCATTTGACCAGCTGTTACAGAGTCACCTGCAGTTACTTGATCGCTTGATACAGAGTTACCATATCCAAAGTCTCCGGAACCAGTTCCAAGTACTTGTTCAATTCTACTTTGCAAACCATTATATTGGGCTGCGGTAATGTTGTCGCCATCGTTAACTGCCATTTTTTGTACCTCTTAATTATATACGTAGTTATTTATACTTTTAGAACGCACTCGACTAATTTTTCTTCTTCGTGCATATCATTTGCTAACGCGATTCCAACCAGTGTTCCACCGTTAATAATTGTGCTTGCACAACCGTCATTGTGTACGTATACTGCTTGTCCTTTTTTAACTGGTCCTGTAACACGAACTGGAACTCTGCCTTTAAGAGCAATTGCCTGCCCGCCTTCTAAACCTTCATTCATAATAAGTGCCGGGTCTGTTGAAACAACTCCCATTGCAATATCGCCAATATTAGCTTCTTCTACTTCAATATTGTCTTTATCACTAACTGCAACTACTGTACCAGGTATTAAGTCTCCTGATGTTATGTATTTTTCTGCTAAGTCAGCAAATTTAGCTGTTAGTGCAACACCTCTAAATATTCCAGCACGTAAATCGCCACTAGCGTCACGTACAGCAATAGTATTTGAAGTTGCTGCAATATCACCTTGTCTATTATTACCATTAACAACTAGCGCGGATGCCTTTTCTGATGTACCAATAAAGTTAGTTGCGTATACTCTATTCCATCTTGCATTATCTGCGCCAATATCCATTGTTGAAATTGTTACATTGTCTGCTGTAAATGATGGTTCAAAAGAGTTTGATTTAAGGGCAACTGATCCTGGTGTTTCTGCTGGTCTATTTGAGTCTGCTGTATTAAGAGTCAATGTTTTCATTGTAATAATACTTGCAGTATTTTGTAATACTGCTTTGTTGTCGTCCTCAATAAAGCCACGGAAATCATTTGAGTCACCAATTGCTATACCTGCGTCTGCAAATTCTACTAAATTTGTAAATGTTGTTGCAGCACCTGGGGAAGAAGTAACATAGTTACTTGCATCAATACCGTTAAGTTTTTTCGCATTTGATACTGTACCCCAAAAAATGTGGTCAGTTGATGTAATACCATTAGTTGATGCCAGTGTGTTAATAAGTGTAATACCTTTTTTAACAACATCAAATCCAGGAATTCTATTTTCTGCATCTGCACTATCAATAACAAATTCTTCATTTGAAATAACGTGTAATACAGTGTCATTAACAACAGAAACAATGACTGAGTGGGTTACGTTTGAAGTATCACGTACTGAACGTGATTGCATTTGGGTTACGCCGTCGCCAGCATCTTGTGGACCTACTAATACAAAGTCTGATCCGTTATAAGCATATAATTGTTCGTTTGATGTGTCCCACCAAAAATCACCTTGTGTGAGTCCTGCTGGGGCAGTAGGAAGTACTTCGGCGCCGCCTGTTGTACGCCATTTGCTGCCGTCATAAAATTTTAATTTACTTTGTCCACTGTCAAACCAAATTTGCCCTGAAATTGCTTTTGGTGGCGAAGTTGAACCGCTAAAGTTTTCTAGTAAGAAAACAAAGTTTTCGTTTTGTATCTCACCGTAGCCCGCATAGTTCTTACCGACTAACTTAATGTCAGTGGTTTGATCTAAAGTTCCGTCCTCAACTACTGTTAGGACTGTTCTGTTGTATTTGTCGATAGTATATGCCATACTTGTTTAACCCCTGTTTATTGTAATATTTATCGCTTTTGCAAATATTATGCTGTACTGACCCAAGTCCATACTCCTCCTGACACTTGAAGCGTCATAGTTTGTCTTGTTGGTGTTAAATTAGCATTAGCATTTACTGGACTAAAGTTAACATCTTGTACCACAGATTGCGCTGATGAATCGTCTGACAATACTGACAAATAACTCTTACTCATTGCACTCTGCACATCAATACCTGTTACTTGCACGTTTGTATATGAAGTACAGGAAATTCTTGCTTGCGTTCCGTTAGTTTTTTCTGCTGCTGGAAATAGTGTTTGTATAATTCCAATAACATCATTATATGGATTACCAGCTGTTGGTACTGTTAATCCAGTAGTATCTAATGCAAATACTACAGGTTCTGAATTAATTTCTAAATCTACATAATTTTTAGTTGCTGCATCTTGTGCCGCTGTTGGATCGTTAACATCTATAATTTTATTACTTGAAACACTAACATCACCTGATGAATCTATAATTAGTCCCGACCCAGTAGTACTAATGGTAGTTCCGTCTAATTCAATATTATCTACTTGTAAATCTACAAGTGTTCCAACTTGCGCTAATCCTAATGCGCTTGTAATTCCTGTGCCTAACGCTGTTGCACTTAGTACTTGGTTATCATTAATTTTAAATGAATTACCTGAAGTTAAATTAAAGTGTATATTAGCATCAAAAGAGTCATTACCGTTATCAAATAATATACTTTTATCACCGTCTGATGATTTTAAAATTATTCCGCCGCCGTCAATGTCAACATCTGTGCCAATTGCACCGTCACCCTGGCCTAATTCAATATTTTTATCTTCTACTTGAATGTTAGTTACGTTAACATATGTTGCTTCACCGTTTACTGTTAAATCACCATCAATAACTGTATTACCTGTAGTATGTAGTGTTCCTGAAATATCAAGTGTATACTGTGGATCGTCAACAAATATGCCAATACTACTAGTTTGTGTCTTAATTTTTAATGCATTTGAAAAGCTGTTGCCTGATCTAGTTCTAAATGCAATGTCTGTTCCGCTTTGTTGATTTTCTAGTACTGTAGTTGTACCATCAACTTTCAGAGTCATATATTCTGTATCATCAATACCAACACTTAGTCCAGCAGCTTTTTTAATTTTAATACTACCAGTTGTTTCTCCGTTACCAGTTGTAGGTAAAAAGTCAGCTGATGTAAATGCAACACCGTCTGCGTTAACTAATGATAAAGTTTTTTCAGACGTACCTCTATAAATAAAATCTGTATCAACTAAGTTAATACCTTGTCTATATAATTGTCTTGCTGGAACAACAATGTCGTCTGGATCATTTGGAAATCCTGCAATTTTGTTGTCAGCTGCTAATCTAAATTCTTCTTTTGTAATAACACCAAATAGTGTACCACCAATCCATATTTTAAGTACAACACGCTCACGTGCAGAAATATCAATAACTGATGCAACTTCAAATCCTGTTTGTCCTTGACCTGCATCATACTCTGGCCCAACTAATACTAAGTCAGTACCATCATAAAAATACATTTTGTTGTTTTCGTTATCAATCCATATATCACCAGCAACCATATTAGGTCTTGTATTACTTACAATAGGACCGCCTGCTGTTCTAAATGTAGTTCCGTCGTATAATTTTAGTCTGGCTTCGCTACTATCGTACCATAATTGTCCTGTAAGTGGATTTCCTGGAACACCAGTTCCGGCAAAGTTCTCCATCATTTTGATAAAGTTTTCGTTAATACTTTCACCAAACCCTGAATAATTTTTACCTACTAGTGTTATATCTGTAGTTGTTGTATCAATTATGCCGTCTGCTAACTCTACTAGTAATTCGCCGTCAGTTTTATTTAATTTATAACTCATTCTTATGTCCTGCCCGTATAGATAATATAGTTTAACGTCAATGTTGGGTTCATAATATTCAACGCTTGTCCTAAGACAGTGTCAACGTCAGGCGTTAAAATACCACCACTGTTAGAAAGAGCTTGACCATTACCAGAAGCATTAGGTGCATCATAAACAATAGCATCATCATCTGATGGAGTTCCGCTAATATCTCTAATACCGTAGAACTGGTCTCCGGAATCGCCGCGCATATCGTGTTCGTGTTCTGGTAAGTTTTCAAGTGCAATTGCTTCTAATTCTGAACCACCAACTTGTCCAATACCATCTGCATAATCTGCTGTTACAGTATCAGCACTAACACCTCCCATATTGTCAGCACCTAGAGGCGTTCTTCCTCTTAAATCTGGTACTCTAAAATTACCTGCTGCAATACTAGTTCTAGCACCAAAGCTATAACCAATTGTTTCAAATAATACGCCGTAGTCAGCAATTCTTACTATTTGCCCGTCGCATAATAACCAATCTTGCGGAATAACTGTTCCTGCATATGGCATTACCACTCCTGGAGGGTTAGTTGGAACTGCTTTTAACAAATTTCCTCTTGAAATTTTATATAGTCCCGTATCACCTGTTGTTCTGTTGATTAGTAATTCATCATCAATTTGTGAATTAACTGTTTGATCTTTACCTGAAACAATTTCATTTGAAATTGTAGTATTAAATATTTTTAAGGTGCCGTCTGTTTGTCCATCAAAAACTACATCAACACTAGTTGCAACGTCACCTGCAATTCTAAATGCTGTTGCAGAAGTTAGTTTGTTTGCTGATCCAGCAATACCTGATACTGTACCATTTACGTTACCTGTTACGTTACCAACAAAAGTTGTTGCATACATATTACGCCATTTAGATGCTGGTGCACCTAAGTCTCTAGTGTTGTTACCATCTGGAATAGTATTAGCAAGTGTAGTAACTCCTAGCACCTGTGCTGTTCCGCCAACATTTAAATTTTTAGCAACACCTACGCCGCCTTTGGCAATAATACTACCTGTGTTAGTTGTATCACTTTGTGTAGTGCCATTAACAAACATACTTGAATCTGTTTTAATATTTCCAACTACGTCTAATGACTCGTCAGGAGCAAAGTTGTTAATACCAACTCGCTGTGCAGAATCAACTCTTAGTACTGTTCTAGTAGTACCGTTATTTTTAATTTGAAAATCAATATTTGAACCTTCAATTTGGTGTCTAATTACACCTGCTTGACCGTCAACACCAATATTTAACGCTGCATCTGTACCAATAATAAGTCCTGTATTGTTTTGTACATTTATTGGAAATAGTGTTGTACTACTTACATCGCCACGTAAAAAGTTTCCTGCTGCAACTGGAGTATTGTTTACAATTAAGTTTTCAGCTTTTTCTGTAATACCATAAAACTTAGGTACTGAACCTGTTCCTAAGAAATCTGTAGTTGATAAGTTTACTCCTGGATTAATAACTGTGTATCCAGGAATAACAACTTTAGGTGTAAAGCTGTCTTTACTAATAATAGCTACTGGTCTTGCACCAACTTCAACTTGTAATACAGTATATGAAATGTTGTCAACACCTATAACTGTCAATGGTGTTGCTCCAGTAGAAAGACCGTCACTAAAGCTAGGTCCTACTAGTACCCAACCTGAACCTGAATTAAGGTAAAGTTGTTGATTGTCTGTGTCTACCCATAAATCGCCTGTTGTACCTGCTCTGCCTGCGTCTGGTGCACCTGGTGTTTTGTTTAATCCACCTGATGGTAGCCAATACGTTCCGTCATATACTTTAAGTTGCGGTCTTGGTTGAGTTGTATCATACCAAAGTTGGCCTTCAACTGCTCTTGCCGGCTCTGTATTACTAGAAAAGTTTTCCAATAAGTGTAAAAAGTTTTCTGCAACGGCTGTACCGTATGAAGTAGTATTTTTACCTGGAAATTTTAAACTAGTTGTTTGGTCAATAGTATTATCAATTACAGTGATTGTACCGTTATTTGCTTCGTCTGTATATGGAATTGTATATGGCATCTCTATTACACCTCGTTAAAGCCTGAAAGTGATTGTACTCTAACAGTATAATCAACTTGGATTAATCTATTCAAACTTTTCTGTACAGGATGGAAAATAACGTGTGTTAATAATCTGCCTGTACCTGATGCTGAATACGCTCGCAAACCAAGTTCATCAAAAATATAAGAACTTGTTTCATCTGTAGCATTATCAAACGCATCTTGTCCACTTGGTTCACCATAATCTAGTAAACAGCTAACAAGGATGTCTGTATAGTTTGTACCACTAACGTGTCTTGTTTCAATCTTATTACGAATTGGATCTAAGTTATTAACACTTTGATCATCAATTACTTTAGTGTATGTTTGGTTGTACAAACTTGCATTTGTACCTGTTGAGTTTGGAGTTAAGTATGTAATAATACCTGTAGGGTCAACGCTTGTGCCGCCATTACCAAAGCTCATTTCATAAATCCAACCAGTGCCACTGTTACCAATTGACTCTGCCAAGGAGATACTCATATTCTCATAATGGATTGCATTACGCTTATCTACAATAATATCACCACTTTCAGGATCACTAATTTTAATGTGCCCTTGTAATAATACTCCGTTTAAATCTTTTAAATTGTCTGCCATATTTGTTTCCTACTAATAGTATTTATCGTGGTAGCTCAGTTGTGCGGTCACGCAAGAATTTAGCAACATTAGAATCGCTACTTGCAATGGTTTCTCCTACATCTGACCAAGTTTTTCCGGTTGTTCTAAAGATATTCACAGTAGATCCTTGTGCTGGTGGTACTGTTAGTCTTACATATGCACCTACAGCTTTATTTACCGCAAATTCTGCTTCTAAATTAATATCACCTTCTGGCGAATCTTGCTCAGTGTAGTTATACAATTTAGTTGGTTTTTTACGCAATCTGCTGCCTGCAACAAATACTTCAATATCTTGTGCTTCCCAGTACTCTTCAGGAATAGTATTTTTATACCATCCTACTGCACTTGTTGGGTTTGGTATTGGAGCAAATGGTAATAATACTTGCACATATTTAATACCTCCATTAAGTACAAAACTAGTTTGAGGTGTATCAATTGGAGTACTTGTAAATGGATTTACTACAATTAAGTCATATGCTCCAACTGATAATGCCGGAGTAACAAATGTTAGTTCAGTTGATGACATAAATGTAGTCACTACTAGTGTATCTCCAACATATATTTCAGCACGATTAGTAAATCCTGTTCCTATAACAGTACACACTTGACCGCCTAACGGAAATGCTGTGTTATTATTAAAATCATATGCTACACTAGTAACACTCATTCCGCTACTATTTTCATATGTTTCACTACCTGTACTATAACCGCCAGCTGTAACTGTTACAACTTGCTTGTCATCTTTGTAAGGTAGTGTTGCGCCTGCACCTTGTTCCATAAACATTGCGCCTGCTTCATAAAGTTGCTTAATACCTGTTCCTAATGTTCCTCTACGTAACTGTAGTAAAGTATTACCAGCTTTTCTAAAGTACTCAATGCGTTCACCTTCAATAAAGATAATCCCTGGATACTTAGAGTCTGTTTCTGGATTTGGAAGATCTGTTGCATCAACTACTTCAATTACATCATCATACCAGTTTAATGGTTGTGCTAAATGTTGTAATTCTTGCAAACGCTTGTAATGAGTTCTATTTAACATATCTTTAAACTGGCGCCATCCAAATTTATTAACAACAATTTCTTCTGCAAAATGAATTACTTGTAACTTGTCGCCTTCTTGCGGCTGTTCTGCAAGTTTTACATAGTTTTTGTTTGAAGTAACAATATAATCTACATTAGGCATTAATAATGTGCCGTTTCTAGTTACCCAAACATACTCAGAATCTCTTGCTGGCTTACGTAATGTAATAATGCCTTTTCTTAGCAATCCAAAACTATAATATAAAGGAGTACCTGGAGTTGTTTCAGTCTTTTCAGTAACTTCAAACGACTGACGTTCAATACCCTGACTCTTATCGTTACTAAATTGCATAATTTCAATTTTTGTATCTTCTGGATATACTGAATCAAAGTATACTGTATCTGGTGTTTTAATAAAGTCGTTGCTAGAATCTAAATAGCCCATTCTATAATCACTGCCTGTAACAACAACTATTTTTAACTCATCTCCTTCTTCGCCAATACCTTGTGTTAGTGTTAGCGTAGAACCTGGTTGTGACTGTGCAGTTAGTGATGAATCAAAAGAGCCTGCGCCTTCAAATGTCCAAGTTTGTAAATATTCTAATTCAACATCATTTAGGTATACTAATAAATCATAACTGTTAATGCTTGCTACTGGAATTTGTGTTAAATCTAATTGATATTCTTTTAAATTTTTCTTAACTTTAAATGTTTGGCTATATCCGCCTTCAAGTATTTGGTTGTTAACTTTAACCAGTACAAACTGCTGTTCTGGCTTATCTTCAAATGGTGCTTGAGATAGTTGATAACTAGTTGAAGATCCGTCTGCAATTATTTCGTCAATAGTAACTGTACTATATTGTTGCGGAATTTCAATGCCGCCTGTAGCAATTAGCATTTGTATTACAGCACCATTAATTGGCGGTGTTGCAAACCTAATTACAAAGTTACCTGAAGTGTCATATGTATCATCAGATTCAATAAGACTAACATCAGTAGTTACGCCATTAACAGTTACATAAGATACTGCATTAGCTTCAAACTGTGCGTTTGTTAAAAAGTCAATTGCTGTGCCGTTGCCTGTAAATGAATCAATGTCAAGAATTGTTGTTGCACTAAATCCTACATTTATAATACTAACACGTTCGTTGTTTCCTGGAGGCGTATTAAATATTAGTTGATTTGTATTAAAATTAAGAACAAAATCTGTCTTGTTTATAATATTATAATTTACTTTAATAAACAAGTTTTCAGTTTGTGTAATAACTGATCCAATATCAAATATAGTTTGTACACCGTTACCGATATAGTTCCTTGAAGTAATTTGACTTGCTCCGCCTTTTGGTTTTTCGTATACTTGTAAATCTAGTGTATCTAGAACTTGTCCTGGTACAATTTCTTCTGGACCTTTACTTGTTGTTTGAGTTACAAATCCATCACCATCAATATTAATACTTGCGGCATCTAAACCTGTTGCAGTTGAGTATACTAAGTCACCACCGCTAATTGCTGTATCATAACTCTCTGGATCAGCAATAAAGCTACCATCTGATGTTGTTTTTCAAATTATGATAACATCACCTGGTGCTGTAGGAATTAATTGTTCATCAAACACAATAATTGTAGATTCTACAGGAGCATCATCGTCATATAATGCAATACCTGTTTGGCCTGCGCCTGTAATTGTCAACATAAGGGCATTTGGATTTGTAGGGGACGGTACTGACGGATCCCAATCAGCTGCATCAATTCTTATGCCGTTTTTATATACGTTATAAGTTGTGTCATTTTCTAATGGTGTAGCAAACGTTATAATACGTGTGCTATCATCACTTAGTTGGAAAATTTCGTCTTCAAAGTCTGCATCAAAAATATCCCATCCTTGAGCCATCCACGGAGAACTATTCCAACCTGTAGTGCCGCCGAAGTCAAACGATGTTACTTCAACTCCGCCATAGTCAACACCACTCATTAACTGTCCCAATGTGTTACCAAAGTTATCTCCAGTAGGAGCATATGCTAAATTAATACGGTCTTGTGCTTTTAATAAATTAATTGACTTAAAGTAGTCTACTCTAATTTCAGCATTAGCCGCCGGTGGATCTATAAATTTAATTTGTCCAAAGTACCTATTATATCCTTTAGATGTATCGAGTATGTTTGAATATGTATATCTTCTTGATAATACTTCTTCGTTGTTTTCAAATACTGCTACTCTTGAAGTTTTTACATCCATTGGCCATTTTAAATTAAAGTTAAAAGTTTTACCGCCGGAAGCAAATGTTTCTGTAGTATTCAGTGTTACAAATTCGTATACTCCTGATACTCTATCAAACTTTATAACTGTTTGCAAACTTCTAACAGCACTATCGCCTATGATAGCAAATGCTTTGCCTTCTCTACCGTCTGTTCCAAGTGAACCGTTAATTGTTACTGTAGGAGCTTTAAGATAACCCGATCCTTGATTAACTACTGTAATTTTATTAATTTTTCCGCCTTGACCTAATGTTGCAATTGCTGTTGCTACGGTACCATTGTTATTTTCAATAGTAATTTCTGGAGCCATTGTATATCCAGCGCCTGCATCTGCTATTTCAACTGATAATACTTTGTATCCTAAATTATCTGCCCAACTCTTGTTTGGAAATATTGCAAGTTCTTCAGGATTGTTTGCTTGAATAATACCGTCAGTAATTTTAACAACTTGCGGCACTATACTATCTTGTGCAGCTACATATCTTGCTGGCAAATCAAAGTCTGCTGTAATTGTTTGTGAATTATCAATTGCTTCATATGAACTTAAATATTCTCTAATCTTAGTTTTATAAGGCTTAACTTCTTTAATGTATGCTTCATAACTAGGAAGGTTATCGTTTTGAAAGTTAACTTTTTGTTCTAGTTCGCCTACATTGTGTTTTGCTTTTAAGAAACTAGATTTAAATGCCCAGTCAACATAACTTTGTTCTGCAAACACATAACGTAAACTTGCAAAGAATAATTTATTATATTCAAGTGCTAGATCGTTAACAAATATATTATTCTTTATTGTGTTAAGAATAATTCTAGTTTCAGTTGCAGGTAAACTATCAAATGTTAGCACATCGTAACTTGTAGTATCAAATCCTACAAGTGCTGCAGAAACATCATAAAGCGTATTTTTAAATTCAATAGTTCCGTTTTGTCTACCAATTGAT